AACTTACCATCGGGTAATGACAAAGATTTAGAGAACGGCGCCTTGTTTGAAGTTGACGGATTTGTTAAGATAAGTAAGGTGGACCGACCACATTGCGCTAGTAATTCTGCCACAAGTGGGTTAGGATCAGTAACAGTAACAATAGGATAGTTATGGGCGAAGCACTTAAAACCTTTTCATTTCCAGTCGGTGGCATAGCCGACTTCTATCTGGAAGACCACGAAAAAGAAGCTTTATACAAAGAAAAGGCGCAAGAAAACTTCGGCTCTGATGGCTTAGGCGCTATCCAAGATGTTGCAGTGCGCATGGCCTCCTACGGCCGTTATGGTGATGACAAGCTCGTTCATGCTGAAACAGGCGAGCTTGTCGTACCGAAGGCACTAATAGATAAAAATCCAAAATTAAAAGAGTCTATCTTTGGTCATCTTAAAGATATGGGCATTGAAGACCCAGAAAGATATGTGGTTGGTACAGAAGCAAACTCTATAAACCCTGACACAGGTCTGCCTGAGTTTTTTCTAAAAGATATATTTGATAAAGTTGGCGATGTTATACGTAAAGTAGCCAAGCCTGTATTAACTATAGCCGGTGCATACTTTCTTGGTCCTGTGTACGGGGCCGCTTTAGGTGCAGGCATCGGTGGTTTAATACAAGGTGAGAGCTTAGAACAAGCCTTTGGAAGTGCATTAACGGCAGGAGCAGGGGGTGCTCTTACTGCGGGTATAGGTGGTGCAATGGGATTAGGCGGCACATCGGGAGGTGTTACTGGATTTGGACAAGGTGTGAAACAAGCGTTTACTACCAATCCGCTAGATGCTGTTGGGAGATTAGCTCAAGGTGATTTTTCCGGATATTACAAAAATGTTGCCGCTCCAAAACCTAGTGCAGAGGGTCAGTCTGAATTTAGTAAAGCACTATTTGGTGAAAAACCCACACAAGATATGATAAGTGAGGCGCGAACTAAGGCGTATCAGGCCACAGCTAAGGACCTTGCGGCTAATGCTCCTAAAGGTTTAGATCCAAGCGCATTAGCTAAAGCACAGTTTGAACAAGGCACAGCCGCAGCCAATCTTGCAGAAGCTAATTTACAACCAAGTTTATTAAGACAATATGGTCCGTCTGCCGCCTTAGCTACTACGGCCGCAGCCGCAGGTGGTTTCTTTGATGCTCCCGAAATGGAAGACATGGACAAATTAAAGATTGGTCAGGATCTTATAGATGAAAACAGAGGTAAGTATATCGTGCAGGGAACCGATATTGTAGGCGCACAACCCCCCTTCATGGTCCCGTCACGATTTGGGTTTAACCCAAGCCCACCCGTGCAATATGCAGCCGCAGGTGGTGAAGCAAAAGAGTTTCCACGACGCACTGGTGGTATAGGCATGGATGAGGGCACCCCCGGTAAAGACAGTGTACGCGCTATGCTAATGCCCGGCGAGTTTGTAATGACAACAGATGCCGTAAATGGCGCCGGTGGTGGTGATAATGAAAAAGGTATACAAAATATGTACGCAATGATGCGTAACTTTGAAGCAAAGGCGAGGGCATAATGGCAGTTGAAACCACTCAAATGATCCAACGTGAGGCCCCGGAGGTAGAGGCCTATAAACTTGGTTTGCTTGAAAGCGCTAAAAAACTAGCAGATCAAAGAATAACCGTACCAAAACAAATGGTTGCGGGTATGTCTGGTCTACAGGATGCAGCGATAGCAGCAGCCTCCCCTGCAAGCGGTGGTATCGGTGGATATCAACAGTTTTTACAGGACGCAAAAACAACCATGGACGCTGCTCCGGGTATGGTGACAGGTGCTGTAGGTGACGCCGGCACTATGTTTAGAACAGGAGCTAGTGGTGTAACGGGCGAGCAAATGGCTCAGTATATGAACCCTTACCAACAGGCTGTTTTTGACGAAATAAACCGATCTTTTGACACACAAGCCGCGCAAGCCGGACTACGGGCCGCGCAAGCCGGTGCGTTTGGTGGCAGTCGAGCAGGCATACAGCAGACAGAGATAGGAAGAAACAGAGCGCAGGCTTTGGCACAAGCGCAAGCACAAAACTTTTTGCAGGCACAGCAGGCCGCAGAACGCGAGAGAGCAAGGCAATTACAAGCGGCACAGGGCATTGGCACACTTGGTTTACAGGGAGCAAGCACTCTTGGACAACTTGGGGTACAAAGAGCCGGGATTGGTGAGTTAGCACAGCAAAGTGCGTTAAGAGATATACAAACACAGTTTCAGCTTGGTAAACAGCAGCAGTTGCAGCAACAGGCGGAATTAGAGGCCAAGCGTAAGAGCGACATGGCACAGCTTTATGAGCCGTATCAACGCCTTGGTTTCTTATCTGATATATACAGAGGAGCGCCAACCTCACAAATGACACTATCACAGGTACAACGCCCTGATGTGTCTCCGGCGCAACAGTTGTTTGGTTTAGGAATAGCGGGTCTATCTGCGTATGGCGGTGCTAAACAAGCGGGGTTATTCTAATGAGTCCTATGTTTCCTTTTTTGACAGGCATGGTGCCTCCTTTAGTCAAAGAAAGACTTGATCGGGTAACTCAAGGTCCGGAAAGTTTAAGACCAGAAGTTGTTTCTGAGCCTGTTCCAATGATAGAAGAAGAAAGAAGACCTCCGATGCGCCCCGGCTTGCCAATGGGTGGCATAGGTATGTTACAAGCAGGACGCATTGGTCCTTTAAATAGACTTGGTCAATTTATAAACCAAGAATTAGCTGAAGAAAACCAAGGCGAGGTACAGGAATTTATAGGAGAGGTAGGCGATATGGCAAATCAACGATTTGGAGTGGATCTTGGCTCTGTGGGCCAACGTCCTATGTTTAATCAACTAGCTAGACCGGCCGTGCAAATGTATGAAAAAGGAGGCGCAGCGTTTCCTGATCTGAGCGGTGACGGCAAGATAACACAGAAAGATATACTTATAGGGCGTGGAGTAATAGAGAAAGAGTATGGTGGCCCTGTTGGTATGCAGATGGGCGGTGATCCGATGATGGCGGCAGCTATGCCAATGCCCCCTCAACCTGCACCAGAACAGCCCCCGATGCCTATGGAGGCCCCACAAGATCAACTTGATCCAAACGTTGTGCAGAACGCTTTAGCACAGGCGGCCGGTGGTATTGGTGATTTAGATGAGGCACAGAACTACGAACAAGTAATGAATACAATGCGTGGCGATCAGGCAACAGTTGAAGAAAGACGGCAGGAACTAGCCGGAGTTGTCGGACCCGGTGACGCGAACCAGACACCAGAGTCCGTGTTGACCTTGGTACAGCCCGTTATGATGTTAGCTAATGTCGATCAGGGTATTGGTCAGCTTGCACAACAAGAAATGACGCAACCGATGGAGGGGCCGATGGCCGGGGGCATAATGTCCACGGTTCCCCAACCACCAATGATGGAGGCCGGCGGGACCGCTCCTGTAAATTTTAATAAAGGCGGTGAAGTCCGCCCTGTAGAATACTTCGCTCCTCCAAACATGAATAGAGTTGCAGGAGGTGGAAACCAATTCTCATTTAATCCGGCGTTTCCTTACATCCCTACAGGCGATTCTCCAGTAAATCTTCTTCGTGTGACGGGGTTATTAGGTCAGTCTGGCGATGAAGATGCTGAAAATAAGGTTAATAATGCTTTAAATGCAGAGAGCAAAAATCCGGGCACAGGAAAAAGTAGGTTAAATCAGCTTTTTGAAAGTCAGTTGGACCTATATCGCAAAGTCGGTTTAGGTGATGCTGCTGAACGACAAGCTATGGCAGAGCAACAAAAGCGTATGACCAAAGCGCAGATGTTGTTTGATATTGCTACTACCGCACTAGCATTTGCTGCTCCGATGGAAGGTGAGCGACCCGGATTAAGTCCTGCGGAGAGATTGGCTATGGCAGCACGGTCCACGCAACTACCTGAAAAGATAGGTGCGAGAGCACAAGCACAGCTTCAACTAGAGAAAGAAGCGGCAAAAGAAGAAAGAGCTATAGAATTAGCAGCACTACAGTCTGCCGAAACTAAGCTTGCAGCGGAAAAAGCAGCGGCTGAGGCCCGTGCATTAGCAGAATTAAAAAATAAAACAAAAACAACCAAACCAATGTATTATGAAGATAAAACGGGCAAGAAAACGTTTTTTGATGGTAATACGCAGTACGGAACTTTTTCTAAGCTTCAAATTGAGCAGGGTGGAGCAATTTATGACGTTGGCACAAAACCAACCACCAAATCAACTTCAAATTTTGTTACGCTGCAAACCCCTGCGGGCAAAAGATCGCGTCTTTTTGATTTAAACAAAGAAACCGATTTAGCCGCTTTTAGGGAGTTTGAGAAAAACAACCCCGGATCTGAACCATTGAAGATTGCAACAGCTACGGCTCCCGTGGATTTATTAGAACAAGCAGCGAAAAAGTTTGGGTTTACTTCAATCGAAGAATTACAAAACTATAAACAACAAAACCCTGATGGTTATCAAGCTCTTATGGGAGATCCAAACGTCATTACAAATAAAGATTACTTTACTAAATTTGGACTTACTATTGAGCAATTTAAGCTTCTTGATGACAAAGTTAAAAGAAGACTTACAGAAGTTGATCCAGAGACAGAAGTTCGTGTCGTGGATAATCAGATTATTGATATTACCAATATTAAAAATCCAAAAGTAGTTTTTGGAACGAAATCTCTTAAAACTACCACAATCAAAGGACAACTGATTGACTTTACAGATCCCGATAACGTTAGAGTTCTCTTTAGTGATCCAGATGTTAAAACAACGACTGTAAATGGTGAGGTGGTAGATATAACAGATCCTGCTAATCCAAAAGTTATCTTTGGGCAAAAAGATCGAAAGACCTTAACGCTAAAAGGAGAGGTCATAGACATTACGAATCCTGACGATGTAAAAGTAATCTACGGAAACAAAGATAAAGTTCTTAAAATTGTTAAAGGTCAACTTGTTGAAGTCCCAGAAGACGGTGACCCAATTCCAATATTTGGTGAAAGAACACCTTTAACAGGGACTTTTGATAACATTCTTCTTGAAGACGGCACAATGATGATTGTTAAAAAGGTAGGCGAAGACTTATATGGTCCAGATGGCAACAAAATTGATCTTGCGTCAGATCCTTTTAAAAACGCAAAGCTCATCAGTAAAGACACTGCTTTTGATGTTGGAGCAAAAGCGAAGAGTCAAGCGAAATATGGAAAAGAATTAGCAGAACTGACTGGGCAACTTCAAGATACTGAACTGAGAAATCAGATTTTAAACCCGGAAGGAGCCTTAGCGGCACAATTACCTACAAATCAACAAGAGCGTGCACGGGTTACTAACATAACCTTCAATGCATTGAAAGCGGCCCGAGAAGGTGTTGGCTTTTATAATAAACTTAAACAAGTATCCAGTGAAGTTATTGGCGGTGTAATTCCTGCCCTATCTGATTTATTTAAAACAAATGTTGAAGCAGGTAATTTAATTGATTCGGTTAATGTGCTAACGCGAGTTGCTTTAGCCAACAGCCCAAGGTTTGCAGAGGGGGAACAAGAAAGATTAGGACGACTATTACCTAGCACCGATAAATTATTTACAAATCCTGAAAATGCTGTTCGAAAATTAATTGGTATTAAAAAACTTTTAAGGCAAGAAAAACAGAACGTTTTAAGAATACTTACTACTTCAACAGATGATAATATTAGAAGAGAAAATGAGAGACAAAACTACGCTATTGATTCTGCCTTGAAGTTGTTAGAAACTATTCCAGACGTTGGTTTTATAAATGATGAAGACTTTGAAGAAACAATGAATATAATCAAAGAGCGAATGAGACAACGACAAAGAACGGATGATTAATGGCTGAAGACAACACTGATATTGGAGGAGAGGCTCAAGAAGCCGTTAGCCCCTTTAAATTCATTGAGTTTACGAAAGAAGATGTGTCTTTAGCTTTTGAAAGACATGGGGCGGATACTGAAGAATTTTTGGCTAGAATGACTTCTGACATTTTAAATAACACGCCTAGTTTTCAGGGTAAAGCTCGCTACGAAGATTTTTTATCAGGTAAAGCCTTAATACTTAACGATCCTAATTTACAAACCTCAGACCAAGGGATCCAATACGGGACACCTTTAACTAACGATCAAATTTTACGAACATTTTCTACTTTAAAAGGTTTAGGTGAAGATGGAGCACCTACAAGCCTTGATGCTTTCCTTAGCGGTTTAACTCGGGGCACTACTTCTGCGGGAACAGGTCTTGCTACCGCAAAACTTTTTGCGGAGGCTGCTCCGCCTTTCATACCGGCTCTAGGTAAATTTGGTGTGTTATCAAAACCTGTAGCGGGTGTAGGGGGCTTTATAACAGGAACTATCTTTGGTGACAAATTTTTAGGGAAGCCACTTGCAGAAAATGTATTTGGAACGTTAGATAATTTAGATGTTGTTCTCACCCCTAAAGCCGAAAGAACATTTCGAGCCTTTGAGTCTGCCGGGCAAGTTCTTCCTTATGTATTTTTACACCCATTTATGGCACCTAAATCTAAAATTAGCACGGCACATTACCTTAAAAAGTTGCCTCTTGCCAATCGGGCAAAATCTAGTTTAACAGAAGAAGAGTTAGCAAATCCGTTAATACAAAACTATCTTGCGGGTAAAATCAGTGGCTTTCCAACACAAAGAGAGATATCAAAGCTCACTAATCAAATTTTTGCAGATGCGAAAGCAGCAGGACAGGAAATATCTTTAAAGCAGGCAAAAAAACAAGCTTTAAAACAAATTCAAAAAAGTAACGTTTTTACCAGAGGTGTAATAAATTCAGTCGATTATATTGAAGATGCGCTAGTTAAAGGGGGTCAACTTTACAGAGGTTTAGGACGAAAAGGAAAAATTGGAGTTGGAATTACTGAATCAGCCGCCGTTCCCACTACAGGAGCGTTTGTCGCGGCATCAGAAGAATCTTTTCCACGCTCTGAGGGAATGAGGGTTTTAGCAGAAACAGGTGGAGCGATAGTTCCAAATATTATGCTTTTAAAGTATGCTCCTATACTTTTAGAAAAATTACAAAAACAAGTTACGAAGTTTCAAGAAAGGCGTGCTCTTAAATCTGCGGGTATGGCAAATCTGCTTGAACCTTTAGACCTTTTAGGTATTAAGCAAAGGGCTAAAACTCGAGCTATAGATGATATCTATGAAGTGTTAAAAGATAATTCAGAAGATCCAGATGAACTTTTAAAACAACTTGAAAACTTAATTGTAGATCCGGTGTTTGCCGATGGTAAAATAGTTTCTTATAAGTTAAAACCAGAATTTGAACAACTTGCGGATCAAGGTCCAGATAAAGGTAGATTAGCAATATTTACCAGTCAGTTTGTGGATAGCGTAGGTATTGCGCAATTAGAGGGCACTGTTATGAAAAGATCCGGAAAGGAAGGAGCCTTTTCGACGCAACGGGACTCTAGTTTTATGAAAAGTATGGAAATGCAAAGAGGCATGGTCCGAGCCATGGTTGGCACAGGCGATCCTGAGCTTGTAAAATTAGCCGGTAAAATGATGCAGGAGCGTATTGGCATTTTAATCCAATCACGTTTAGAAAATGCGGTGAACGCAACAGTAAATTCTGTTAGAAAAATATATCCTGATGGTGGTCCAGATGCCTCAGCTATGCTTGGTACGAGACTTCATAATATTATGAAGACTCAAGAAGATTTATTTAAAAGACTTGAAAAAAATGCGTGGCAAAAAGTTAGTAAAAAAGCAGAAATAACTACTTTTTATAGAACAGACGAAAAAGGCGAAAAGTTTGAGCACAACATACCAAACATAGTAGAGCAGTGGGAGGCTGTGCTTAAAAATTCATCTGATATTGAGCGTAAAAGAATACTTAGGGTGCCTGAGTTTGCGGATATAAATGAATTTGTAAAAAAAATAAAAAGTGAATTGCGTTTGGAGCGAGCGGGCTTTCTATCAGACGTTCAAAATGTTGGGCCGTATCGTAACAGGTTAGATAGTATTTTGTTGGAAATGGAGGGTGATCCAACTTTAATAGATAATTTTGAAACGGTTGTGGATTCGGCTCGAAAAAGATTTGTTGGTGGTGACGGCACGATTATTAGAGCGCCAGAAGGCACAACTCTTTTTCAGTTGCAAAACAATGCTGTAGAAGGAATACAAATTCGCAATCCCGAACAAGTGCAAGAGGTATTAAAGCCTGTCGGTTTACAAATTAACGCTTTACGAAATAGAATACAACTGTTAGAGGCCTCTAATCGGGGAGAGGATAGAAATCCTCGACGTACTTTGTTAATAAATGCTCTAAAAGCGCAAGCTAATCTTTTAGCTGCTCAGGCGGGACAGCGGTCAAAAATTATAGATGCTGACGATGTTTTGGAGGGTAGCAAAGGTATTAACGCACAAGAGATTTTTGGGTTGTATTCAACCACAGGTGAACTTGCGAGAGAGTTTGGAACAGTAAAAAATAATTTTGCACGAGTAGCAAATATTATGAGAGAAGCCGCTTTGGAGGACTTAAATGGTTTACCTGCGGGTCAATTAGGAAATTATGATAATGCTCGAAATATATCATATGCGTATCAAAATTTCTTAAGAAAAACTTTTGCGGGAGATATTTTACAGACTAACGCAACTGGTAAATTAATTGTTGCACCTCATCTATTGACCTCGAAATTAATCACGGGCCGAACTGATGCCGTAGATTTAAGACTTGCTGAAATACAAAATGTAGGCGTGCAAATTAGAAAATACGCTAAGGAAAACGGTTATAATATAGTATCGGCTGATGAAATAGACGATGCGATTGGAACAACTAATGAGGTTCTTTCTGATATTCTTCGGTTATCTATTCGTGAAATTGAATTACCCATGGAGGCCAGAAAAGGTTTATCACCGGAACAAATAGCTTTACGTCAAGATGAGCTGTTGCAACAATTTGTTACTAAAAATAAACAACTTATGGATAAATTCCCAAAGTTACAACAGATGATTGATGAGTCCGACAACGCAGGAAATTTTTTAAGAAGAGCCCTAGAAACTACAAGTAAACTAACCGAAAAAGCGAAAGCGCAAAAAGCATATACTAAATTATTAGGCGCAGAAAACCCAGAAAGAGCTGTATCCGCAGCATTTCATAGTGAAAACCCTACAGAAGAATTAAATAGTCTTGTGACTATTCTCAAAACAAACGTGTTTAGAAAGACTACAGACCCTAGAAGAAAACGCCGCATAAGCAAAACCTTATCTGAGTTTGATTTTACTCAAAATTATAAGTTAGACGATGCTAGAAAAGGATTACGAACTAGTATTATGAATTTTGCTTTTACCGAAGGCGGATCTTTGTCTGCGGATAATTTTAATGCAAAAGCTGTTTATAAAACTTTATTTGAGAGAGTTCCTAAAGCAAAAGACGATTTAACTTTGGTTAAATTTATGGTGGACAATGACATAATTACTCAAAAAGAGGCTAACGGTCTACAACAGGGGTTAGTGCGCATTATACAAACAGAAGCTAAGAAAAATGTTCAAGACGCTATAGTAACAAATCAGACGTCCTTTTTAGGAGATTTTTATACTAAGATAGGTGGTGCGCAACTCGGAACTACAATCGGAGGTATGATGCCGGGTGCTAGAGGACCGGGGGTAGGTTTTATTGAGGCTGAAGCAGGTTCAAGATTTTTAAGACAGCTAACCCAAGAATTACCGGCTTTGCAGGAGATGGACGCTTTGGAGAAAATTCTTTTCGATCCGACTTTATTAGCCTTAGCTTTAAGACAGCCGCGAAGCGCCGCAGAAAAAGCAGGTATTTTTAATGCAATTCTAAGAGGTTTAAAGACAGTTATTGGAGCCGTGCCTGCTCCGGCAGGCGTGAAAGGAATACCGCTAGGTGCTCAAGAGCTAATTGAGGAGGAAATACCGACAGAGGCGCCCGTCATTCAACAAGAGGAAAGGCCCGATGTTAGAAGTCAAGTGGCACCCAATCTTTCACCGCCAGTTGATAGATCACAACAACCGGCTATGTTTGGTCAGGTTACACCCTCACTAAACCCAGTACAAAATACGCAAAGAGTGGACAGACGAAGATTTGCTGCATTATTTCCAGAGGACGCCGACCTCGTGCAAGGTATAGGAAGCTTACGTGGCTAAGAAAGACCCCCTAAAAGGCACTGGAAAGAAACCAAAAGGGTCAGGAAGGAGATTATATACCGATGAAAACCCCAAAGACACAGTCTCTATTAAATACGCCACTGTGGCAGATGCCAAAGCAACTGTTGCTAAGGTTAAAAGAGTTAATAAACCGTTTGCTAGGAAGATCCAAATCCTCACCGTTCTCGAACAACGAGCCAAAGTTCAAGGAAAAAACAGACAAGCCCAAATCGCGAGGGCGGCCAAAGAAGATCTCCGAGCCAAAAATAAAAAGAAAACGGGGAAGACCTAAAAAAAATGACTAAACAGATCAAAAACAAACTCAAAAAGGTCGAGAAAGGTTTACGAAAAGCCTCTAAGACTCATGCAAAACAGGCTAAAACTATCCGGTCTGTGCTAAAGACTAAGAAAGCCAAGTCCTAGCATCCTCACCTAACACTTGTTGCGCAAGGTTTATCTTTTCTCTCAGGGCCTGTAGTATCTTCTCATCTATAGTTTCTGGGGCAATGATATCCACATAGGTTACTTTATTGGTCTGACCAATACGATGCGCCCTGTCTTCGGATTGCAATCGTATTTCTAGATCATAACTATTGCTGTAGTAGATCACAGTGCTTGCGGCAGTCAGTGTAATACCATACCCGCCCGTTCTTGGTTGTCCCACAAAGAAGCGTAGGGGATCTTCAAGGTCTTGATAACGCTCAACAATCTCTTGACGCTCCTCTTGTGGGGTTTCACCATAATAGGTTGCGACCGCATCGGGCCCAAAGCGGTCGCGCAGGGCATTCGCTATCTGTTGGATGTCGTAGGTATATGTCGCCCAAATGATAACTTTTCCCTGTACTTCCTCACATATATCGAGCAGTTCTTTCAAACGCCCATGTGTGAAGTTCACCGTATTACCCTCATCATCTTGTATATGACCACAGCATATCTGTTGTAGACGCATAATCTGTGTCAGCACGCTCTGTGTCGTGGCGAGTTCGCCATTGTCAAGCTTGGTAAGGGCTAAACGTTTCATCTCCGTGTATGATCGCTTTTGCTCCTCGGACAACGGAACAAGACGGCGCACATACATTTTATCGGGTAGATCCAGACAATCTTCTTTCAACACACGATTACTAAACGCTTCAAGCTTGTCATTGAGCTCATCTAATCGTCTGTATCCTACCACTTCATTAAAGGATCGCGGTCCCATGACACGCTTCTGAACTACAGCATAGCGGTTCTGGAACGCATAAAAACTTTGAAAGTTCAATGCCAAAGCCGACAAAAACATACATTGACTAAACAAATCCATTGGACTACGGGTCACGGGTGACCCTGTCAGTATGCGTCTGTACTTAGACATACCTTTCATCTCTAATATATTCTTTGTACGGTTGGCTGTTCTATTCTTAATGGTGGTGCTTTCGTCCACTATCACTATATTCTCATCGTTAGCTTCAAGAAAAGTGTGTGCCGCTTGTGTACCACGAGGCGTGGACAATGCTTCGGTGTTCATAACAAATATCTTGAGCCCATCAAACTTTTCATACACCAACGTTTTCATTTGTTTCTGGAACCACTGCGCACTGGATGGTTGCCATCGCACCATATTAATCTGTATGTCATCGGACAGATGTGTGGGTATCTCGCCTTGCACCCAGTTATCATATACACCCTTGGGTGATATAATTAGAGCTGCGTTTATTTTACCCTCTGTATACAGGGCTCCCATAGTGTCTATAGCTACTTTCGATTTACCTGTACCCATCTCCATAAATAGTGCATAATACTTTGCGTCCCACGAATCACGGAGCGCTTTCATCTGATGATCGAAGGGTTTCGTTTTAAAATTATATTTTTTCATTTTTACCTCTTGACTATAAGAACATATACGCATATATATAGAATTGTCAAGACCTGAAAAGGTTTTTAATCGCGAAAGAGAAAGGACGATATATGGACATAATGAAGAAGCTTAAAGAGGACGCCAATCAAGGCTCCTTATTTTCCAAGCATACGTTAGATAATGAAGACTTATCCACGCTTACTGGATTTGCCGAAGCCATTATTAAACAAGATGCTTTTGTGAAAGAGTTAGAAGAGAAACTTAAACAGGAGAAAAAGAAGCTGTTAAAGATGACGGACGAGGATTTGCCCGCATTGATGACAGAAGCTAACTCTATGGAGTTTACTCTACTAGACGGATCAAAAGTAACTATTAAGCCACAGTATGGAGCATCTATCAAGGTAGACAACCGCCCTGCGGCTTACGAATGGCTAAGGGAGCATGGGCATGACGACATTATTAAAAACACCATATCTTGTCAGTTTGGAAGCGGAGAGGATGAGATGGCTTCACAGTTTAAAGAAGCAATGGAATCCTTCACGTATGAAGGACCAGACGGCAAGAAAGTATCTGTTAAAGATATGGTTACTCAAGCTGAAAAGATCGAACCCATGTCTTTACGAGCGTTTGTCAAAGAGCGTGTTGAGAATGGTGATGAGTTCCCAATGGAGTTATTCGGGGCGTATATTGGTCAACGAGCCGTTATTACTAAAGCGAAAGGAGCGAAGAATGGCTGAAGCAAGCAAGGCCGTGGCTGAAAAAAAAGCCACAGAGGTTGCCGCATTTGATTTTGCGCAACTTCAAAAAGATGCGGGCAAGGGAAACGAGAACGTCGGTAAAGACGATCTTGCCTTACCGTTTATTAAAATACTATCTGGGGTTGATCCAATGATGGACAAGCTCGATGGTAAAAAGGGTGACATATACAATAGTGTCACAGAAGCGCTATACAGCGGCAAGGAAGGCATTGTGATCGTTCCGGTAGCTTATCAGCGTGAATTTCTACGATGGGCCCCCAGAGGCCAAGGGAGCGGCGCTCCTACGGTCTACAAGACACGCGCAGAGTGTCCTGAAGTAAAGCGGTCAGATGATGACAACAAGGAGTATTGCACGGATGGCAGTGGGGATTACATCGAGGAAACGCATCAGCACTTTGTGTTGGTCATTGGCGAGGACGGCAAAGGCGAAACTGCGCTGATACCTATGAAGTCTACACAGCTTAAAAAATCACGCAAATTTAACAGCATGATTATGGCACAGTGTGACAGAGATGGGTTTGCACGGTTCGCGTACAAGTTTCGTTTCAAAACATTAGCTGAACAAAACGACAAAGGTTCATGGCATGGTTGGGAAATGCAACTTGAGGGGCCACTTCTTGATGAGGAAACTCAGAAGAAAGATCCCGCACAGTTTGCCAGAAACTTAGCGACGTATGAGCAAGCTAAATCATTCTCCGAAAGTGTCCAAGCGGGCAACGTTGAAGTGAAGCGTGAGAATGACGATGACAAAGATAAGATCCCGTTCTAACTATGTCATCAACCGAAAAATTTGCCGCAATCTTTGACGGTCTGCAATTAGCCTACGGCACGTTTAAGATTGATAAGAAGCAATTAAATGGTAAGAGCACGGGCCGTGCCGCGATAGTTCGCGAGCCACGGTCCACAGAGCTATGGGAAGGTCATATATCAGGCAAAGGCCGTGGTATTGGTATCATACCCATAAACGAAGAAAACAAATGTGTCTGGGGGTGTATTGATGTGGATCAATATCCCCTAGACCACAAAAAGCTAATAGAACAAATACGTAAGCTAAAACTGCCTTTGGTTATCTGTCGCTCCAAATCAGGCGGAGCGCATTGCTTTCTGTTTTCCACAGAATGGATAGAAGCCAAGGATATGCAAGCTACGTTACAACAAATGTCTGCCGCGTTAGGATATGGCGGTAGTGAGATATTTCCAAAGCAGATCAAGTTACATTTAGACCGTGACGATGTCGGTAACTTTCTGAACCTACCGTACTTTAATGCAGAAGAGGGCCTGCGGTATGCCATCAAGGACGACGGCACAAGCGCCACGCTTGATGAGTTTTTAGAACTGTATGAACAGTATAAGCAAACACCTGAACAGATAGCTAGTCTACAGCTAGGGGACGCTAAAAAAGAAGAGCCCATGATGGACGGTCCGCCTTGTCTACAAATACTGGCAAGTAAGAAAATATCCGAGGGCGGTAGAAACAACGGATTATTTAATCTTGGTGTATACCTACGCAAGGCGTACCCTGACAGTTGGGAAACAGAGATACTCAACTACAATATGCAGTATCTTGATCCCCCCTTACCTCTTAGTGAGGTCAACATTGTGGCTAAACAGCTAGAACGTAAGGAGTATGCGTATAAGTGTAGCGATGCACCAATCAACGCTTACTGCAACAAAACCTTGTGCCTTACACGAAAGCACGGTGTGGGCGCCGCTGTACAGGGCGCAGTTATAGCTAATCTACGTAAGTATAACTCGATACCGCCTGTATGGTTTGTCGATGTAAACGGCGAACCCTTGGAGATGGACACGGACGCTTTGCTAAACCAAGCCATATTTCAAAGATCGTGCATGGAGCAACTAAACTTTATGCCCCGCTCCGTATCCCGAATAATATGGGAGAACCGTATTGGTGCTTTGATGCAAGAGATGAAAGAAAACGAAAGCGCTATCATAGATGTATCACAGGACGCTAGTGTCAGCGGACAGTTCTATGACCATCTCGAAGAGTTTTGTCAGAGTATGCAACAGGCAGAAGACAAAGAAGAGATACTGCTGAAGCGCCCATGGACCGATGAAGACGAAAAGATGACGTACTTTAGACTAAAAGACTTTGATGCGCATCTGAAGCGCAACAAGTTCTTTGAATACAAAAGTCACAAAATAGCACAGCGTTTACGGGACAAGGGTGGCGAAAGCTTACAGATACGAATAAAAGGACGCCCCGTGCGTGTATGGAAGATACCGTCCTTTGATGCGGTAGAGGTGGAGCTATCCGCTCCTGAGTTTGGTAGTAAAGAAAACAAAGAGGTATTTTAATGTTAAAAGCAGATGGATTTGATAAAGCATTTTTAGGCGTAGCGTCCCGTTTTGGTATGGACGAGGTCCTTGCCTATGATTACGATAAGGTATTGAAGATACTACAAGAGCGTGATGGTATGTGCCCTGACGAAGCTTTAGAGTTTTTTCACTACAATATTATAGGCGCATGGGTGGGGGATAAAACACCGCTCTTTGTAAAACAGTACGGCACTATACAGGATGCACTAGATGACCTTGGACTATAAAGAAAGAAACCGTGAAATGCACCGATTACGCACCGAAAGAGCCATGACACTCACGGCTATTGGTAAGAAGTATGGTGTAACCCGAGAAAGAGTGCGGGTTATTGTTAATAAAATCGAAGAAGAGAATGCAAACAAAGATATTCAGGATATACGGACCACCCGGGACGGGGAAAACGACAGCACTACTGAATAAAGTTGACGAGGCATTACGTCAAGGCATACCGCCCTCTAAGATAGGATACTTTGCCTTTACGCGCCAAGCGGCTTATGAAGCAGTAGAACGTGCGTGTCAGCGCTTTGGTTTAGATGAAACACAACTACCATGGTTTCGCACGCTACATAGTTTTGCTCTGCGCTTGTCAGGTATACGGGCCGAACAGGTGATGCAAAATGAGCACTATAAAGAACTATCCGATACGATTGGTATAAAACTTATGCCTGATAACGCTAACGGTGACGATAATATCTTTGATGCAAGCGCTAATGCTGATCCGTATCTCAGTATAATAAATCTGGCACGGCTGAAAAAAATACCGTTACGCAAGCAGTATAATCAAACCATCAGTAATATAGACTGGATGACCCTGTCTTACGTCGCACGGTCCTTACAAAGTTACAAAAGCAGACTAAAAGTGTATGATTTTACCGATATGCTAGAGATATTTGTAAACGAGAGCTCAAAGTTCTGTCCGAACCTAAGTGTTAGTTTTATAGATGAAGCACAGGACTTGTCCCCGTTACAATGGGACGTTGCGCACATTATAGAGAAATATTCTGATAAAATTTACTGTGCGGGAGACGATGACCAAGCTATATACAAGTGGGCGGGGGCTGATGTCGAGCACTTCATAGGACTTAATGGGGGGTACGAGGTGCTTGAGCAGTCCTACCGCGTACCACAAAACATACATCCTCTGGCCTCACGAATCTCTAAACGCATACACAAGCGTGTACCTAAGACCTATCTACCCCGACAAGAAGATGGATTAGTAAAACGTATCAATGACGTATCCGAGATAGATCTATCCGAGGGCACATGGCTTATACTTGCCCAAGCTAACTATTTTTTACACAGTCTTATAGATAATTTAAGAAGTCGGGGTCATCTGTTTGCGTACCATGGCAAGCGATCCATATCGCAAAAGATAAGCGAAGCGGTAAACGGATGGGAACAAATGCGTAAAGGACGCGAGATAACTGCTCCTATTGCCCGTATAATCTACAGCTATATGTCTGTCGGCAATCGTGTAAAGCGTGGGTTTAAAAAAATACCGCATCTTATGGACGATGAAACCGTAACACTTGAAGCACTACAGCGCGATCATGGCCTGTTTGCCACTATTGATATGATATGGCACGACGCTATGGATAAGATACCCGACAGCGAAAGAGCCTACATCACCGCTCTACTCCGTCGCGGAGAGAAGTTTAATGGCACGCCCCGTATAACACTATCCACGATCCACGGATCAAAGGGTGGTGAAGCCGAAAACGTTGTGCTATTTACTGATGTGTCCCCCGCCGCATCCAAAGCCGCGGAACAGGACCCTGACGAACTGCACCGTGTATTCTACGTCGGTGTAACACGAACTAAAAAAAACTTATATTTAATCGAGCCAGAAGACGCATTGAGGAGTTACAGCATATGAACAGGAAGCAAATACTAGACAAAGCCGAGAAAATGATTAACGGCCCACGGGCCAAGGACTACGGCGATGCCCATGAGAACCACCAACGCATAGCCATGCTATGGTCGGTCTTGCTAAATAAAGAGGTCACGGTCGAGCAAGTGTACCAATGTATGATAGCCGTAAAACTGTCCCGCCTGATAGAAACACCAGACCATGAGGATAGTTGGCTTGATATCTGTGGCTACGGCGCTCTCGGAGGAGAGAAATAATGTCTTTGCAGTTAGCGTTTGATACGCCGAAGTCGGAATGGCTACCGCCAACCGAGCTTCCCAACATCTTTGATGCCAAACAAATAGCCATTGATGTTGAAACACGCGATCCAAATATCAAAACACTCGGGGCGGGGTGGGCCACAGGGGATGGCGAGGTTGTTGGCTACGCCATTGCCGTCAGCGATTGGTCAGGCTACATACCAATCCGTCACAAATACGGCGGTAATCTGGACGAGCGTATCGTAAACAAGTGGCTACAAAAAGTATTTGAGAGTCCCGCCGATAAAATTATGCACAATGCCCAGTATGATGCGGGATGGATACGGCGCATGGGCTTCACGCTCAACGGTCGGATCATCGATACCATGCTAATCGCGGCGTTACTAGACGAAAACCGTTTTAGTTATAGTCTAAATGCTCTGGCCTACGATCATCTTGGCAAAGTAAAATCCGAAAAAAATCTGGTAGAAGCGGCCCGTAGCTTTGGTCTGGACCCAAAAGGCGAGCTTTGGAAGATGCCCGCCATGTATGTGGGACCGTATGCCGAGGGGGACGCCGAGCTAACACTTGAACTCTGGAACTATCTGTCAGGACAACTGGGCAAAGAGGACCTATGGCCCATTGCTAATCTTGAGCTCGATCTACTGCCGTGCCTGATTGATATGACATGGCGCGGAGTACGGGTCGATCAGGACAAGGTCGAGCGTACACGCAACTCGCTACTCAAGCGCGAGAAAGACGTACTAAGCCATATTAAGAAACTTGTGGGGCATGACATCGAAATATGGGCCGCCGCCTCTATAGCGAAAGCATTTGAGGCTCTCAGCATCGAATACCCACGGACCGACAAGGGCGCACCATCGTTCACGAAACAATTCCTGAGCGATCATACACACGAACTTCCTCAGTTGATTGTCCAAGCCCGTAACCTAAACAAGACCTCGGGGACCTTCATCAATACAATTATGAAGCATTGTCACTCAGATGGACGCATACACAGCCATATAAATCAAATACGATCCGACGACGGCGGTACCGTATCAGGACGCATATCCATGAATAACCCGAACCTACAGCAGATCCCCGCACGGGATCCCGAGCTTGGTCCTATGATTCGCTCTCTTTTCCTCCCCGAAGAGGGCGAAAAGTGGGCTGCGATTGACTTCTCGCAACAGGAACCACGCATCTTGGTTCACTATGCGTATGTCTATGGCAAAAGTAAGGGGCTCACTTTGGATGGTGTAGAGGAGTTTGTCCACGGCTATCGGAACAATCCCGACATGGACTTCCATACAATGGTTGCGGAAATGGCACAGATACCACGAAAGCAAGCAAAAACCATAAACTTGGGCCTGATGTACGGTATGGGAGTCGGTAAAATGTCTGACCAACTGGATATCACGCTTGACGAAGCTAAGGACTTGGTCCGTCAGTATCACACACGGGTACCATTTGTTAAGATGCTGATGACGGGCGTGCAAAACAGATTGAACGATAAGAGCAGTAGTGGTTCTATTCGGTCCCTGTTAGGACGTAAATGTCGTTTTGATCTGTGGGAGCCCGATACATTCGAGATGAACAAAGCGCTCCCTTACCGCGAAGCGGTGCAAGAGTATGGCGATACAACACGCCTGAAACGTGCGTACACCTACAAGGCCCTGAATAGATTAATTCAGGCATCAGCGGCTGATATGACCAAAAAAGCTATGGTTGATATATATAAAACAGGCCGTATACCGCTTATACAGATCCACGATGAGATAGCTATGTCGGTAAAAGACATAAAAGATGCAGAAATTATTTCGCAGATGATGGAAACTGCGGTAGACTTAGAGATACCGAGCAAGTGTGACATTGAAGTCGGCCCCGATTGGGGAACTGCCAAATGATATACTGCTAACACTTTTTCGGTTCTTTCCTCCAAGACTCAAGCCCCGCGTTGCGGGGCTTTTTTTCTTGCATTTTTACATATAATCTTATATAGTCCTGTAAGATACTATATAAGGACACCTTATGGACACAGAAAAATGGAAATCGGTCCTCGTTCCCAAGGAAGTTTACGAGGAAATCAAGCGAACAAGCGCGGATCGCGGACGGACTATCAGCGGTCAGCTAAAAATTATCTGGCAAATCTATAATAAATTGAAAGAAAAGCTTGATCCTAAGCCTTGACTAAAAAAAATTTGGGTTTAGTATGGGATAAATTATATATATTATTATAAAGAGGAGCTAGACTATGACACCTAAAGTGCTATACTATGTATTATTTTTAATAACTTTACCTGATGTGGAAGCAAAGGAACATCTAGTGCATCGTATCGTTTTTGAAAAAGAAGAAAATTGTCTGTATCACGCGAAAATGTTTAACCAACACAAAGATCCGTGGGTGCAGAAACCTAATTGTGTGACCGTCGAAAGCCATTACAGCTATCCAGAAGTCCGCATCCCTTTACGCAAGCCCGAGTTTATGAAATGAAATTAGAATATTTAGCAAACATTAACAATTTTATTAAAAAAACTACCACGGACCACCAGATCCGTCACTTTAGTCAAGGCGTCGTGGATAAATTTAAGCGTATGACACGCCTTAAAAAGAAAAAAGAGGTGGATTATTCTAAAATTATAGACGATGAAGAAACAATTAAGCGTATTCGGGCCGATATAAATAAGGGTTTCATAACGCCCGACAGTTTTAACAATAAAAAACAAATAAAAAACAAAAAAGACTTGTAAACTCTTATATATTCGCGTATAACTCTATATGAAGGGTTGTCATAGGCCCTATCCCGTAGTTATGAGAAGCCCTCCAGAGATCTGGGGGGCTTTTTTTGTGTTGACAGACCATTTTATCTGTGATTATATGGGACTATGTCAACTACAGGAGAAAACTATGGATAAAGAATATCTAAAAAATTTTAAGGACGGCGTGGCTGATGCTTTACTAAACGGTAACATGGCTGAAGAATATTCTGATGGCTACAAGCAAGGCTATGATTTTGGTTTAACAATGTATCAACGTCTGTCCGAGGAGAATGGCGATGAATAAAGAAATACAGGAAAAGGTCATTGCCACCGCTCGTAAGTTTAAAGACGAGGGCGAGTGCGATATATGGCACACTATTTGGCACGATGGGATACCGTATGATATGCACCTTATGCTCGATCAATCCCTTGAGGATAAAAAATGGGAGTATGAAGTGCTTGTCTATCCCGTCAAGCAAGATGAAAACGGCGAGTGGACACGCGGTGTTGTTAACGATCCTAAGCATTGCGATATACTTCTATTTAAACACACCTTTCCAGACAGAGGAGAATGGCGATGAAGTATCGCGTAGAAGTTGTGCAGACTACCGTCTTATATATAGAAGCCGATAGCCCCGAAGAAGCGCAAGACATAGCAACAAGTGATTATATCTGGGACGAGGATCAAACCGCCCCTGATAGTTATGGCGTCCATTTTAACATAGAGGAGCATCGAATATGATTACAAATAAAGATGATTGTGAATGTGGTTTGGATGAAAAGGGCAACTGGAGCGATAAAGTTTTTGATCGATACGGTTGTGATTGCGAGCCAACAAATAAAGAAGACGATAGAAAATGTTTTAATTGTGGGGATACTGCATACCCCGAAACAGGCTTCATATTTCAAGACGAGCTATATTGTGAAGATTGTTGTCCCGAAGAGTATGGAGAGTGAAATGACAGTACGAGTACATCTACAAAGCGAAACGGGCTCTTGGAGCGAGGAAATCGCAACGTTTACGTGCGAAGAGTATTACGAGGTCTGCATCAAGGCTCTCGAAACATGGGCCAAGAAGAAGAACAATATAATTACAGAGAGTTTGGAAGAACCGCCAAGTGAGCTACGTATCGCTAAGAAAGTTTTACTGGGCTTGATATCGGACTCTTACGACACGCTCCGTAATTGTCCCGAGGCCCGACAAGATCCATCCAACATACACGCCACAGTAAAAGAACTAAAAGGCGCGATTGACGAAATCGATAGACATATTAGTATGGAAGACGATGGAGCAGATACTTAGATATATTATAGAGTACGGGGAGCGCGGCTTGCTCCCCGATGACCCCGAAACGCGGAAGATAATTAAAATAGCCAAATATGTACAGCACACTAACCTAGTTTATATAGCGCAAGACTTTGAAAACCTTGCCGATATGATACTGCACGAGGACCGAGATGGGTATAAGAAACATTAATACGAAAGTCGTGGGCAACCACACACAAGCAATGAAACACATGGGACGCCTCAGTTTGAAGATCGAAGCTATCACAGATCAGGTAGAAAAGATGATACTAGAGCATAAAAAGATCAATATTAATAGTACACAGATCTCGGCTCACGAAGCGTCGTATAATATCGGGGCTGTAGAAGCGCTCGAAAAAGTTTTAGAAAAATTAAAAAAAGATTGTAAGGATTTTGGCTGACGCATACGTCATCAAAGAAGTAGTCGGGCCTGACAAAAAGGTCCGCTACTACATAGAGGGGGCGGGACACCCTATCACAAACAAGGTCGATAATCGAAAAGACGCGGAGCAAATGCTCAAGAAACAAATCGAGTTCGGAGATGGTCGTTTCCGTAATTACTGGCATTTGTTAAAGTAACGCTTCTTATATATAGAGATATATTTTTAAAAAATATTTTTTACGTAGAATTGGCGGTACAGGCGGTACGGCGGTACGGCGTCCTGAAAGCCCTATATTATAAGGACTTTGTTTGTACCGCGTCCGTAACACCACTATTTTAGAGCTGTTACACAATCGTTAATCGCCAAAAGGTCTTATAGGGGTCTGAGAATTTTTTTATTATTTTTTTTTCTGTAGCTATATATATAGGCTGAATAAACAATAGGGGTTGACAGCCTTATATAAAATCCCATATAGTTGTTCGTATAACTACAATGGAGTGAACTATGAAACCAATTAAACTTGTCGAGGGCGAGAAGCCTGAAGTGGATAAATGGCTTAACAGCGTTTTGAAACAAAGTACCGATACCGAGAGATTGCTGTGGCAGTTAAAAGGTTGGGCGGATAACATGGATGAAGATCATCTCGGGATGGGTGGGGATCTTATTAAAGAGCTTTACGATTTGTTCTTTACCAATGAAACCAAAATGTTCTTAACCGATAAGCAGTTGTCCGAGATTGCAGAAGCGGGGTGGAAACCTTTGTTAGGTAAAACGGGTGTCGCTTGGTTTGGCGGAAAGACACACACCACTCTGGCTAATCAAGTTCCTTCCGAGGATTTGGAAAACTTTGAAGATCTAAACTTTCTTGTCGTTGCATATCAGAGGGCTAGTCAGGATGGGTAAGAAGTACAACAGCCGTATGACAATAGCCTTTAGTGTCCTTCACGACGAAGAAGATGGGTCTGATATTACGGCACATCATATTAGAGAGCGCTTGACCGAAAGAATAAATTGTGACGATCAAGAAATTTGTGAAGCTGTCGGGGTCGGGGTAAAGGAACACCTTAAAGATACTTTTGAAAACGACAAAGAGATAGTAAAGTGTGGCGGGTGTGAACAATCTGCCGAGATTGGGGAGAACTTTTCGAAAGAGGATTGGACCTACCCTTGGATAGATATTCCGCTGTGCGATGATTGTTATACCGAGGTTCGGGTAACAATAGCCGATAGGTTCGGTATTAAGAACTGGGGTCGGATAGATTTATGAAAGGAGGTGAGTAGAAATTTTTATATTTAGGTTTATTGGATGGTTGCTATACGGGTCCGAGTACGACGATTTAGAACGAAGAGCCAACCGCCGTCCAACAAGGAAAAGACGTAGATAATACCAAGCCCCGTTAAAAATGTTGACGGGGCTTTTTCTTTGGTTTAGTATGGGACATTGTCAATTAACTATGAGGATTAAAACTATGACTAAAACTTACAGACGTAAGAAAGATGGGGCGATGTTCAGAAACACCAAAATACTCGAACCCCGAAAATCATATTTAGCTGAGGTGGAAACATATGGAGAGGATAGAGATGGGAGAGATTATCACGAAAGAAATGTACTTTTGCATATGAAGAATAGTGATCTTGAGAGATGGTGTCAGGAAGATGGTAGTTATGACGAACTCGATGATAATATGTATTGCGAGTTTAATTACGAAATTACAGATGGAAAGATAGATAGCATACTAAATGAACTCATCGGGGACAGAATGGGTTTCTATGGCGAGGTAAAAGACTATCAATACACAATAACCAAAGTTGTAAAAATATCAGAGGTTTGTGGATATACTACGGGAGATTGGGATCTTAAAGAGGTGTGGGTTAACGTAGAAAATAATCTGAGGGCTGTGTAACATGACCAAACAATCGCGTTACGGCTTTAATGATCTCGTTGTAGACGAGAACGTAAAGCTCCCCAAGTATGCTAAGATTGTTGATGACGAGGGTAATGAATACGAGATCGAGTGTTATTATATTGAGGACGAAGAGGAGTAAGATTATGCATTTTGAAGATAGCAATTATAAAATTAGACAATACAAATACGAACAAGCAATTAAAGTTTTAGAAGATGTATTGGAAATGAAACAGGATCAAATAAGAATGGAACCTAAACAAAATATGTGGAAACAACATGAATGGTTTTTACTACGAGCTATTGAAATGGTTGAAGAAGACATACCTTTTCTTGACCCAAATTATTAGGGGCTTGACTATCCTATATAATCTTATATTCTGTTGGGGCGGGGCAATCTCGCCCCTTTTTTTTAACAACTAATGAGGAAAACTATGACAAAAAATACAATTGAATTCAGCGAACAGCCTTTACACGATCCGCTGACACAGATGTTCATTCAGGATTTCTGTAACAAGTGCAGTATCGGGGCGGACATGAGCCGAGAACAGTTTAAAAACTTTCTTGAGAAACAGGCGGTCAGGGACGCTCTTAATGATCGTGATATGGATAAGCTTGAAGAGTTGATCGCTGAGGAAAAACTTATATTAGCACCGCTTGAAGAGTTGGTTGTTGAGGACACGAAATGAGTACGCCTTTCGAAAATAAACTGATCGATCAGGGCTTTGCCGATACCCGCGCTCCTAAACTAGCGGAAGCCGTGGATCGTTTACATAGCGCAATATCTTATATGGATAGCTTCAACATATCTTTATTAAAGAAGCATTATCCAGAAGCAATTACCTTAGCTCGCAAGCTCGGATATTGTGATAGTGTTTCCAATAAGTTTGAGGACGATATTTATTATTGACCACTCTCATATAATCTTATATTCTTGCGGGGCGGGGTAATACTCGCCCCGTTTTATTTTAACTACGATAAGGAAAATACTATGAACGATATTGTAAACAATCTTTTAAGTAATGCTTCTGCCAAGGCGGAGCAAAACGAAACTTTTGAGGGCTTCCCGCCTTTGGATAAATGTTCTTATAACGCCGAGTTCCGCCCGATGTTTTATAACATCACTAAGGACGGGGTACCTAATCAGCCGTTTCCGATCGAACCAGAAATGGGACGGGCAATAGTCAGGACTGATAACAACGATATCTTAGGCATTATGAAAAAGCGTTATGCTATTTGTAACAATGAAGATCTTATTGTCCCCGTTCAGGAAGCGCTTGAAGATACGCTCCCAAAAGGCGCAATGAATAATGTAAAGTTAATCGAGAGCACCGCCGACGGGGGATCGGTTGCTAGGTTCGGCTATCACTTTGACGGCTTAGGGCATGAGATCCGCCAGTTATCAGGGAGCGCAACCCAATTAAATTTTATGGTGCGGGTTGTAAACTCTTTTGGCGGACAAACAGCGATTAGGGTTCAGGCGGGAGCGCTTGACCTTGTTTGTACTAATGGCATGACTAGTCAAAAGGAACTAGGGGCGCAGAACTGGGGACATACAGCGGGTTTTAAGCCTGAATATATAAAGCCTTGGTTAACTGAGCAGATAGCCTTTTACGAAACTAAAGTTAAAGTTTGGGAGCAATGGGCAAACAGGGAGATAACACCCGAACAGGCGCAAGCTGTTTTAGATGCGAACTACCCCGCGTCAGAAAGTGAGATTGCCAGAGCGGAAAAGAAAGGCAAAGTTGCGGGAGAGATCCAGAGTCGAAAAGCCCGCGCCATGATGGAACAGCTTGATAAAGAATTTCAGGCTAGGGGATCAACTGTTTGGGCTTTATATTCCGCCCTGACATATTACAGCTCCCACAACTCCGAAACGTTCAAAGTTAAAAATTCCGACAACCGCGACAACGTCGAAAGAACATTGATCGAGCGCGAGCGGGAAGTTTTACGGGTTGAAGCTTCGGAAAGTTTCCAAGAATTAGCCGTAGTTTAAAAGCTTCAAAATTAAATCTATTCGGGGCGGGTGTTTACATCTGCCCTTTTTTTATGTATATATGGGATAAATCTTATAACTAGGGAGTTTTTAAAAATGGTTTTATTAGTAAACGAATTTTCGACGGGCAAAAAAACAAAAGGGTTAGCCGTCACTTATCGGGCGGGAGTAAATGACAAGTTTGGAACGTGTCCCGCCGATTGTAAACTAAACCCGAGCGGGCGCGGGTGCGGAATGAAAGAAATAGATTTTGATTATCTCGACGCGATTTATAACAGCGTTCCCGCGGGGGGCTTCTCTTTTACCTTTTCACATTTCAAGCCGTTCTTATGGTTTAAAGATTTATTGCCCCGTCATAAATTCGCAACGATCAATTACAGCGCTGACACTTGGCAAGATGTTTTATATTTCTTTAAAGAATGCGCGATCCCTACAGTTTTAACAGTTGCACAAAACTTTTGGAATGGGGCGCGTTCAATTGTTCGGGACGGCGTGCGGGTTGTCCGCTGTCCTGAAGAATACAACCCCGCTGTGAGCTGTATTAATTGCGGGGGCGTTAATGGTCCGATGTGCGCCCGATCTGATCGAGATTATATAATCGGGTTTACAGCCCACGGGAGCCAAAAAAACAAAATTAATAATAATAAGCGGGGCGGGTGTTATGCTAACGGCGGGAATGTCAATATACATTGGGAGCGATTAACCCAAAAACAGCAAGACAAAACCGACGCGGAAATATTGCGCGAGTTTGTCAAGACTATTCCGCCCCGCCGAATCTTACGCCACCACATAGCGGGGGATATTGGCAAGCAATAAACCCGCCCCATAGCGCCCAAATAAAGCCCGTTAACGCGGGCTTTTTTTATGGGGCTTGATTAGATCTTAGATTGTCTTATACTGTTTATAGCGGGTAATTAAGCCCGTTCTTAACTATGGAGTTAAAAAACTATGACTAATTTATCAAAATCACACAGAGAACGCGGAGCTGTTCGACAGCGTAACAACAGTTTAAAAGAAGCAATTAAATTTAATATTGATTTTGCTTTGACTATGCAAGCTTGTGGGCGGGAAGAACTAGCGGAAAAACGTTTTAAGCTTTTTATGGAGCTAGTGAACCACATACCCGACGAATTAAAAATTAAAATAGATCCTAGGGGGAGCGATCACAAACTATTAACGGGGGCTAAATAATGAAACTTAATAAATATCAATTAAAAGCTTTGAAACGATTATATGATCGGGAGAAGCCCACCATTAATATTTATGTGGCGGGTATTCTTAAAGATCGCGTTCCGATTAGTTTTTTAAATTTTCGGCGGGAATGTTATCCCGAAATTGGCGCACGCGATACCGCCTTAATTGTTTACGGTGGCATAACTTACGGGATCGAACCCGACGGGATTATACATACATAATCCCCGCAACAGCTCCCAATAAGCCCGCTTAACGCGGGCTTTTTTTTGTCCGCTATTTTAGAGTTAAACACGCAACGGTCCGCCGTCCGCGTTTGATCCTAAACATACCGCCAGCCGCCGCACAGCTCCCGCCCCGCCCCGATCCTATGCCAGTCGTCCGAGATCCGCCCGCCGAGATCCTCGGGAACTGGTGCCAGATCCCGACAGATCCGCCGTGATCCGCGCACCGCGTACCCCGTGCCGAGTATGTTTTTTATTGTTCGGGTCCCTTCTATTATCGGGTCATTTTACGTTGATAAAATTTAAAAAATCGAACTGGAGCGACCACCCACCGGTGTCGTAGGCACTAGTGCATGGGCCATGTTTTTCACAAATAATCATGTAAAAAATGATATGAATGTTTCACGTGAAACAATGCCTATTTATTGTGCAGAAAAAAGGTTCTTGTTAACTGCCTAAAAAACGTGCATATTAAGGCTGTTTATTAACCATCAACCGAGGTCCGAGAATGAGGAAGCGAAAACTAGGCAAAGCGGGGATACGTTACGAGACACGTGGTCGAAAACCCGCCACCATAAAAACCCCTTTGACACGAAAGCAAGAACTGTTTGTCCGTGAGCTTGTTAGCCGCGATGGGCAGGTCACGTTACGCGAAGCGGCAGAGAATGCCGGCTATAGTGCAACGAGTGCGCACTCACGCGCCTATGAGTTGACGAACCCTAATATATCGCCGCACGTTGTTCATGCGATTAAGGAGTATCGTCGGGCTCTGGATGAAAAGTATAGTATTACCTTTTCGCGACACGTGAGGGACTTGCAACGTATCCGGGACGAGGCATTACAGAACGGAGCGTATTCGGCGGCTGTGCAGGCGGAGTATAGACGCGGTCAGGCGCAGGGCGATATATATGTTAATAAATCAGAGATACGACACGGGAGCATAGACAGTATGTCTAAGGAAGAAGTTATGAAAGCATTGAAGGAGATAAAGGAGAGTTATGCCCCAGTCACAGTCGACATCACCCCAGAAGAGGATAACGATAGCCGTGAAGAAGGAGAGCGGCTTTTACAAACAAGTGAAGGAAGCGGCGCAAAGAGTAAGTCGAAAGCTGTCGCTAACGCGAATTGAAAACTGGGTCGGAGCAGGAATCCCAGACGTCCTCCTCTGTGATACCCATGGTTGTTTTCATTTTGTTGAGCTCAAGTTTACGACGACGGACAAAGTAGATCTGCGCCCGTCACAGGTATCGTGGCTCACGAAACACAAACACGCCTCTTGTTGGATATTGATTAAAAAGCAGAAGAAGCCGTCGGAGCGTGCGGAAATGTTTTTGTTTAAGGCAGAAGATGCAGTAGATTTAAAGATGGACGGGTTGAAAGATAAGAAGCCGGAGTTTCATTGTATGCAGCCGTTTCGTTGGGACGATATGTTTTTTAAGATTGTAGGGGCCCCCTGATGGATGTTTCAGAACAGGAGGCCAAGCTTAAACTTAGACTGGCACAATTAGAAAAGAATGAAAGGTGTCAGGAGGACTTTTTAATTTTTGTAAAAAATATGTGGCCGGACTTTATTGCCGGTCGGCATCATAAGATTATTGCGGAGAAGTTAGAGCGTGTGGCACGCGGTGAGCTAAAGCGTTTGATTATCAATATGGCCCCGAGACATACCAAGTCGGAGTTTGCAAGCTTTTTGTTTCCGGCGTGGATGATGGGTAAGAATCCTAAGATGAAGATTATTCAGGCGACACACACTACAGAGTTGGCCGTGAACTTTGGGCGTAAGACCAAAAATCTTATTGATAGTGATGACTATAAGGATATTTTTCCGTCTGTTAATTTGTCGGCGGACAGTAAAGCATCGGGTCGTTGGGACACGACATCGGGCGGTATGTATTATGCGGTTGGTGTGGGTTCGAACTTAGCGGGTCGTGGTGGCGACTTGGTAATTATAGATGACCCACACTCGGAGCAAACGGCGATGTCAAATACAGGTTTTGACGATGCGTGGGACTGGTACACTGGGGGCCCCCGACAGAGACTACAGCCGGGCGGCAGTATTGTTTTGGTGCAGACAAGGTGGTCCGAG